TATGCCAAATGGTAGCTGCATGTGCAGAGAAGCCTTACCACAGCCATAGTCCAAGACATCCTGGGTCATGTTCTCAGCACACAACTGCATCACCACCGGAGCCCATCTACCCCCGTGAGCACCATACTCCTTGTTACCGGCATGAAGCTGTTGGTTCTGGTCTTTATAGGCATCAGTAATCATGCTGCTGTCACCTCCTCTAACCAGCCCTGGAGCTGGGTAGTCACTTCCTTGATAACAGGCTCCCAGGAATCCTCGGTCTGTCGGATCTGACGAACATGGCCTCCGTACCAAATCATGCGCTCACCCTCGATGTTGTAACGCCATGCTGGACGTTTAGGCGTGAGAACCCAGCAAGGAACACCAAATGCACCGCAAGCGTGAACCAAAGAGGTGTTCACCGAAATGACTAGATCCAGAGCATGGATAAGCCCCCCATAACACTCGTCCAGATCGTTAATGACCGCTGTATCGTGATTCAGACAAACGCCCGTGTCCTTCTCAAACCCTTCAACAATGGGAGTATTCCATCCCGGCCTGTCAGCATTGTCGTACTGCAGGCTTATCCAATCCGCATCAATGGTCTTGAACATATCCTGCATCAAACCAATGGGAATGGACCGCAGGTCATGGCGAGTCAAAACCGAGCCGCCTTTCCAAGAAATGCCAATCTTGGGGCGAGACCCCATCTTGCGCATCTTCTCTTTATACTTATCTACCAGGCTGTCAAAGGGCTTGAGGTAAACCTTCCCAGGGAAGTCCTCGTCTTTCCGGCGGTAGTGCTCGCCCAAACCAAGAATCGCAAGCTTGGCATCAGGCTTCTCCCAATTAGGCCATTGCACCTCATCCTGAGGTATCTTCCTGCTGCCATAGATTGGGAATTGATTCCCAAAGTTATGCCGCATGATGTTCACCAAGCGAGGATGTGCCTCATAGATGAGATCATTCTCTTTGGCTGCATCCTCCAGCATGGAGACAGCTAGTATCTCGTCACCAACACCCTGCTCCCCATACAGCACCACCTTCTGGCCGCGAGTCCCATCCCAGTAAGGAAGCTCGGGGAACTGCGGATAAGTTCTTTGCTTACGCTTCTGGCTGGACTGAACGTCCGCAACCAAACCAGATTTGTACCCAGCCCAACCCTTATCCCACTGCCCTAACTCTAGATAGGCTAGGCCTTGGTTCCACTTGGCATCCTCGTTGTCAGGGTCAACATCCAAAGCCAGGGCGCAACGCCTAACCGCCTCTTCTGGAGTCCCGTTGTTGACAAACAGCGTAGCTAGGTTGTTAAGGTATTCGCTCTGAACCGGGTCTAGGTCAACAGCTTTCTGGAAACAAGCCGCTGCTTCCTCATTACGCCCCTCTTGCTGGAGGCAATACCCCAGGTTGCAGTGCATAGGAGCCTGCGCCTTAGGGGGTGTCTCTTCAGTAATTTCTGCCAGCGCTCTACGGAACCAATGCTCCGCATAAGCCCAACGGCTCTGACGCAGATAGCTTGACGCGATTAAAAAAATAATGCCGGGATTGTGCCGGTCAATCGAAAGGACTACCTCGCAGAGCTTGCGGGCCTGCCACACCTCCCGCACTTCATTGCTCTTGAGGAGTTCTACTGCTCGGTCAATGATTTCCTGAGAAGATTCATTCAGCCACTCAGGAGGAATAAGGCCCTGTTGGTCGTCCATATTTTTCCCCCACGGAAAAAGAAAGGGGGCCGAAGCCCCCGATCAGCTACACAGTAAAAGTGATCTGGTAATCGACAACAAACGCCGCCGATGCCGTTCCACTGCCTACCGAACACTGCACGTACTTAACGCTGTCCCCAGCAGAATCATCCCAGGTCGGCTGATACACGGGACCCATATGCGGACCAGACAGGTTTGTGACAGCAATATCAGTAAGAGCCATCAAAGCAGAGGCCGTAACAGAATCCCCGCTCTTAATCCCCCACTGAAGCTTAGCGCCAGTTGCGCCCGTATGAATTGCTTGCCAGATAACCTGAACATTTTTGGCGTTGACAGGAATCTTAGCGCACAACAACACGGCACTAGCCGACGCTGACAACGACGCTGAAAGTCCAGCGTTACTGCCTGCAATCACGTTAACACCCAGATGAGCAACAGTAGGAGCACTACTCTGAGCAATCGTTACCGTTTTAGTGGTAGAAGCCATTTCTCAGTCCTCCTTAGTTAGATCCGGACACGGACGTGGAAAGAATGATGGAACCAAAGTCGGAGCTGTTAAACACCGTCTTCTTCAATCCACCGATGAGGCCCGCACTAACCCCGAGCTGGTTTCTATAATCGAAAAGTTCTTCAACCCAGCTCATCCGGTTAGTGCCAAAGCCTCGACCAAAGCCCATACACGCTGCCTGCGCACCTACAAAGATTGCACGGCAGTTATTGGACTGAACGGACCCGGTAGCAGAACCACCGAAAGGCACACGAGTGGACTCATGAAGCACAACACCGTTGTACTCACCCAACGCACCCGTATAAATGGGGTTGTTGGACACCTGCCCACCCTGCATAGCCGCCTTCTGGATATCCAGCCACTGCCCGGTATTCGTATTGATCCGTAGATCGCGAACCTGGTAGGGATGGAGGAACATACAGAACTTATCTTCCCCGCCAATCCGAACAGGCCGGATCTGAGGGGTCGATGTCTTAGCAACCAAAACGCATGAATCAATGCGCTGCAAAGTCATGATGTTTGAAACAGAAGCAGAGCCCACCTGAACCTCGGTGGTAAGCCCCGTGCCCAAGTCACCCAACAAATGTCGATTGGTGCCAGCGGGATTGGTAGCAGCCTGCATACCAGTGGTTCTGATATCACCCAGGCTTCCACCCAACTGATTCATAAACCAGGTATCAATACGGTCAGCCCACCAGTCCGTGAGACCCATGCGGGCTTCCTCGCGTACTGAGAATGGGATCCGCTGCTCGGTCATCTTGCCACCGGAACGAACCGCATGGCGAAGCTGATCGACAACAACATTGTCCGTATACGTCGTAAGCGCTTCTTCCGAACCCTCTAGCGTGCCATCCCCGGAAATACCATCACCGGTAAGCAACATACGCAAGGTTACGCGAACACGATCCCCTGAGCCTTTGGAAGTATCCTCGGCAATCTGACAAACGGAATTACTGTCAGAGCCAATGAACTTGTAAGCCCAAGTACGCTTCAGCGCTTCACGAAAGAGTTTTCGAGACCATAGCTTGACGGTCTCTTGGCTGTTAACACCATAATTGGTGGTCGCCATAGGAAAATCTCCTTAATTAAACACAAAAAGTTTGATCTAGTTACGCCAGACCGAACGAGTTGCCCTGTAACGTAGGAGCTACGACGACCTTGGTACGGCAAGGTCACACGAAGTATTCAGGTGCCTTTAACGCAGGCTTACGATTACGACATTAGGCGAGACCAATTATCCCCTTCAGTTGCCGCATCAAACTCATCATTATTCATATCAGACAAATCTGCAAGTGTTGTGGGGCGAGGGCTGGAACCGCTCGGCCCCAGGCTCTTAGCCTTGCTCATGTTACTACCAATCCGCTCAAGGTTAGGCGCTCGGGTAGACCCTTCTACTGGCGTTGCCCCATTACCTCCCCGGAATCCCCGGCCTTTGGCTAGATTATAGAAGCGCTCGGCCTGGGAGAGACCCCGGTTCTCGGCGTCTCGGGCTAAGGTAAAAGTTTCCTTAATAACTTCTACTCTTGCCTCTTCCTTACCCCAGCCAACAGCCTCGTACTCGGCAATACGGGAATCACGCAATTGAGTGACCACCTCAGAGTAATCGCTGTGGGTCTCAGCGAACCCAGCTTCCTCTTTCTGGAACCGCCCTACCCAGTCATTAAAATCTCTGCTCTCCTGCTCAGCCATCTGCTGCTGTTGACGCTGCTCCAGAAGGCGGGAAGTCGTTGCTTCATTACGCTCAACCCGCTGGCGTAGGTGCTCACCTGGATCCTCATCGTACTGAGGAATCTCAGCCTCAGGCTCCGGCGGCGTGAGAACTCGCTCCTGTAGCTGCCGGAACCGCTCCTCCATCTGCTGGACCTGACTCTGCAATTCCTTACGCTTGTTCCTTTCCGCATCCAGAGCCCCATAGTTAACCATCCGCTCAGGAGCGCTGTCGGTCTCTTCCTGGCCCTCAGCCGCAGCTTGGGGCTGGGTTGGCTCCTGCTCTTGCTGGACGGGCTCTGAAGAGGCTTCCTGTCCCCGATCCGGGTCGGGAGCCGCGTCGATGATAACCTCCATCTGACCCTGCTCTAAGTCCTGATCCTCTGTCGTTACTTCTAGTTCTTCTAATATCCCCATCTCATCACCTCAGCTTGTTTGCGACTTCCCCAAGTTCACCACCCTGTGCAGAAACATATGCCAATATGGCGTTTCTACGCCCCTCTGTATCCGAAGCCAATCTAGCCAGCTCCTCTACAGTTCCCTTCAACCCACTCAATTCCTCTACAGTCCCCTTCATCCCACTCAACTCATTAAGCTTCTCAGAAACCTTCGCCAACTTATCATCCACTATCCCCATAAGGTCCGGAGTTAACTCATCCAGAATGACAGTACGATTCGTTTTCATCGTAGCCATCCTCTTCTCTCGCTCAGCCTGCAAGCTAATGACCTGAACATCCTCAGCCGACTTAATCTTGGCAGCAGAAACATCACGCTCTAACTCACAAGTCTGCTGAAGCTTGGCACGCTCAGTGTCATAACGAGCCTGAATCTCAATCAACTTGGCCGCTCTATCAGCATCATTGGTCTTAGCCTTCATCGCCAACTCTTGCTCAGAAATCTGACGCTCCAACAACATCTTCTCCCGCGCCATCTCCATCTCCATCTGATGCTCTTCACGCTTACGCTGCATGTCAGCCATCTGCTGCTCACGCTTGCCCTTAAGCTGGTCATTCTCCTGCTTGAGCTTGCCCATTTCTTCCTGCATCTGCGCCATCTTCTGGGGCAGTTCTGGGTCGGTTTGACTCTTCTCTTCAATGTACTTAACCCACTCATCCGAAACCGACTCGGGCAGAGGGGAATACTTAATCAAATCCGGAGGCAGAGGTACGCCAGCCTTAATCATGGCGGGCACTAGGCTCTGCATGTTGGCCCACACCTCCTGCTTCATATTCGGGCTGGAGGGGGCTGTATCAATCACTACATCGTACTTAGTGACATCCGCGTCGTAAGCAAAAGGAACAGCCTCCTTGTCCGTAATACGCATGAGAGTCCCCTCAGAGATGTACTCGCGCATAAACGACAGCATGTCCAGAGCCTGGATCTTTCGATACCTGCGGAGGTTGTTCAACAACGGCGCTAGGATAACTAGCGCAGCCTTCTTCCGCTCAACCTCAAGCACGCCAGCCTGCTCGCGGTTAGCCATCCCCATCAACTCAAGGTTGACGCCAGAGACATCCCGGATACTCGATATGGCGAAGCTCAGGAGCTTATCCAGGGCCGCTGGATACCCACCGAAAGGCTTGTCCTGAATCTTACCGCTCTGCAGGGCACCGTTATTCACCCAGTTCACACCGTCAGAGCTAGCCCATGAATCCTCAAAAGCCCGCTTGTCATCAACGGCATCTTCCTCAGCAATCACACCACCCTTGGCATTGCTATTAAAGATATACATCGTCTGGCTAAAGAACTTGTTCGCCCACTGCTGGGGGTCCTTCATGGCGCGCATCAACCCGTACCAGATATTGTTCTGCTCATCACGCTTACCGGTTATAGCCCGATAGGTGAAGGCATTGATCGCGCAGGGGCCATCCTCAAGGAGAGTCTTTGCAGCAACAAAGGCTTGAAAGTACTTCCAACGTGTTTGTTTAACAAAAGCTATGCCTCGGCGCTCTACCTCATCTTTGATCTTGTTGAAACGCTCTTCCGTGAACTCCACCACCCGGTCACTCTCTGTGTCCCCCACCCGGTAATAGAACTCCTTCTCCCGATACTGATAATGGAGAACTAAAATCTTTCCCTCACGAGGGTCATACAACGAACTCTGGTCATTCTCATACTTCCAGGCACTGGTCGAATCATGAGCATCACCCCCCTCAGGATCGACCATCGAACTATCTTCTTCAGGAACCAAGTCCCGAGCATCAGGCCACTCATCCTTGACCGCCTTCAGGTCCATCCACTTCTCTCGAATCAACCAAGCGGCATCCAAAAGATTCTGCTTCCGAGCTGCCGGATCCCAACGCATCTGCAACGGGGACACCCGCTCCATGATTATCTTGCCATCAGGGTCCTCATCATAATCAACACGGGTCTCAATCCACCCCATGCCGCATGTCAAAGTGTCCGTATAAGCGTCCGACTCTTCATCCTCAGCCTCACACCCATCACGCACCCATCGAGCGCCCTCAGTGAACGTGTCGTTAGCCTCACGGTCACCCAGGGTCCGGGGGAAGTATCGAGCCTCCTGACGATTGCCTATCTCGTGACCAGCCACCGAATCAATGATGGGGCCAACCCGGTTGAACGTGACCACTGGACGACCCTGCTCCTCAAGAAGAGCCCTGTCTTCATCGTCCCACTGGTCCCCATCCCGGAACTGATAGTTCTCACGGGCCTCGCCTCTCCAGTCTTTAGCATGCTTAGAAGCTCGCTTTCTCCGGTCATAGATCAACTCAACCAGATCCAGCTCTTCACCGTCCTGCGCTGTGTAGTAGTCGTTAGAAGCCATTATCTGATTCCTGCGTCACCGCCAAGCCTGAACTCTTTCATAACCCGAGCAGCAGCTGGCCGAGACATCTGCTCTGGATCACCCAAACCAGTCCCAGCAAACACCTCCATCCAAGAAGTTGGGTGAGCCAAAGGATCTTTCAGCCATATCCCACTCTCCGGGCTAACGCTTAACCCATGAGCATCCGGGTCATTCAAATCAAGAGCCTTATCCTGCCAAGCTCTTCGATAATCATAATCACCCTCCAGCCGAGGCGGCTTCCCATACCTCTTAGAAAAAGCCTTCGCCCACGGAGACGAAAAGAACTCGTCCTGGAACTTATTCTCCATATCCTCGGGCAACTCAAGCCTCTCGTAACGAGCCTGCGCCAAAATATCATCAAATACATCAGTCATTACGCTGACATCCAGGTTCGTGGGCCAGTAGAACGTCGCTTATCATCATATCGCTTTCGGTCATTGGGGAGCTTTGCCGACCGCCTCCCAACCGCCCCTGTCCGCATGGCATCACACGCATGCGAAGCCCAGTCGTGATGTGGCCGCTCCTTATAGGTTCGATTCTTTGGATCCCACTCCTTCCGGTACGCCATCATCGCATCAATCAAATGCTCACACTTCTTCTGGTCGAAGTAACAATTCGGGAGCATCGCTCTCACCGCATTGATCCCCTCGTCAATCGGCAGCTTCCTGACAATCTTGAAGTTGATGCCATACCGCAGAGCCTGCTCTATCCGGCTCCTACCAGTACCCAGCTCACGAACAGCCAAGTCATGCGGACCAATGTGGTCACGGTAAATGTAAGGCTTCTCCATGAGGTACTTAGCGTAATACTCAAAACCCTCTCCCTGGGTTTCGTAGTAATCAATGATTCGGATCTGATTGAAATGGTTCTGGACGAAGATAATGACATTGCTATCACCCATCCCCAGGTCCCACCAAGTATCTACCGGAAGGTCTGGCTCATACCCAATATCCAGAACACGGCCATCCTTCTCAGCTTCAGTCATCTTGTTAACGTAGTAAGAGCCCTGCATACCACCAGAGAAGTCACAATAGAACTCCTGCTGGATAAGCTCTTCCTCCATCCCAGCCTTACGCTCTTCATCCACCTCTTCAGCCGTGACCGACTCAGTATCATCAATCCCCAGCTTGCAGCCCCACCACCTCTTGTTCTCAACGGTGTTTGTCCACAACGGCTTATAAAAATAGTTGTGTCGGCCTCGGGGTGTGGAGTTGAAGATTGCCCACCCCCCATTCTCAGCTAGGATAGGTCGGATAAAGTCCCAAGCCCTCGGGTCCTGCAACGCCATCTCGGAGAACACGACCCCCACCGGGTTCGTTCCCACGATAGAGTCAATGTTGTCGGACCCTACGATCTGAAACAGACTCCCGTTCTTTAAACGGATCTTCATCTCAGTCTGGTTAGAACTCTCCCACAAATCCCTGGGAAGATAGTTTAGGAATCGAATCCCATCCTTATTGATCCCATCCCAGATAACCTTCTTCCCCTGGGCATAAGACGGAAAGATGTAGTAGTAAACACCAACCCGCTGCTGCGTAGCCCGTGCCAGTATGTTAAAGCAAGTCAGGTCCTTGCCCGATCTGCGATGCATTACCAACACCATCCGCTTATACCCCTCATCAAACGCCTTCCATATTGGCATTTGATACGGACGCGGAACATACATATGCGGGAGTGTTACTTCCATTCTAGTAGCCCGGACCCTCGCCCCGTGAACCACCGATAACCCGACTGCGCTTCGACCGACCACCAGGCTTGGCCTTACCAGCCTTACCGCTACCATGGGCAGCACCCATTGGATCTACACCACCGTAAACATTATTGGGGCTCGCGCCACCATAACCACCCTTCCCCTTCGCTCCATCGCTCAAGTGAGCCTTTGGATCAACACCAGAATATGCCTTGGGTGCTTTCATCTTTTCGTCCTCTTTAGGAATCGATTACTAAAATACTTCTATAGCCACCAGCATCAACAATAACAGCGCCTGCCGTCTCTTCTCAAGCCGATCAATCTCAGACTCAATCTCGCCCAGCGTCGCGTCAAGCAACTTGACCTTCGCCTCATCGCCTTCAAGACTCCTCCGCAAAGACAACAACTCAGCCATTCGAGCATCAATAGCTTGCTGTTCTTTGCGAACAAGATCCTCAGCCTCCGCGTCTCCGGAGGAAGTGACTTGCTCCGGCTCAGGCATGGTAGGACCGTAAGAAGGCCCTGTAGAGGTCTTAGCCTCACCACGAGCCCTACGACGCCCCTGAGGCCCTCCACGGGCCTCTCCTGCCCCGCCGCCCCCACCACCAGCATCTGGCACAACCTCCGGTACATCCGCGACACCAGCCAGAATACCCGGATAGCCGTAACCGGCCTCCTGCCGCCACTCCTCGTCCTTGCTGGAGTTCGGAGTAACTCCCGTGCCTGTCCACGGCCCGTGGATGCCAGCAACGGATTTGCGCCGTTCGGCAGTATCAATTGCCACCTAGACACCCTCGGCCTCGGAGTAGATTGTGCCGTCATCAGCGAGCGCCTTAGCGTAAATCTCAGTCCCCGCGTTGTTGTGGAACCCCTTCGAGTCAGCAGTAACCGTGACCTTGTTTCTCAACGCGGAGTACACGTACATCAGCGCCTCCTCGAAGGTCGGAGTTGCTGGAGGCGCTTCGTTAGCCAGGTCCGCAATCGTGTCCGTTTTCAGAACATCAGCCACCTGGGCGTTCACCTCGGACGGTCCTAACTCAGTATTCGATGCCACAGAACCACCGACGTTCCCCGTCAGGTTCCCGGTGAACGTCGTCGTGAGCGCTGTGGTGACCGTCGTGGCTGCGTTCGTCCCTGCGATAAAGACGCCGCCTGCGCCACCCGCCACAACATTCGGAAGGCGGTCAGTTCGCACCTTCACGGCATCGACCTTCGTCTCGATGGACTGTGTATCCACCTCGACTCGACCCACAACTGTGTCGAGTGCCGCGATTTCGTTGTCGATTGTTGTGATCGTTGCTGGGATCGTCGTACCCGTGTCCTCGACTATTAGCGCGGTTTCGGCCTTAAGTGCGCCCAGCCCGTCAGTGGTGTTGGCTAGATCAACCGCCGCAGCACTGCGACTCGTACTGAAATGCCCCACCACCTCACCAACAACCGAGACTGACGCGACAGTGGGAGATCCTGTAAGAACCATCGCGTAATCAGTATTGGCTGCATAGCCATTCCCCGACGTCGCCACCACCCGAACATTACATAACCCTGCAACACCATCGAATCCACTTGCGTAGGTCAGAGTAATCCCTGCGGTGATTTGGGTCGTCGAATTGCCGGGGTACGCGGACACGGTTGGCGATCCGGCCATCGTTGTCGGAACCCCCGTGGCAAAAGCTCGCGTGGTGAATTTTATATCGAAGGTGTCTCCGAGCGTAATATCTCTGTCACTCATCTATCCACTCCATCCATTTACCCGGCCAACCCTCCGCCAGCACCAGCGATACCGCCCTTGCCCGCCAGACCCCCGAAACCAGCAAGGCTCGACATGATTCGCCCGCCGCCTCCCGCCGCTGCTGCATTCGGATTTTTTAACGCCCCGAATCCTGGGACATTGACGTATTCCCAGGTATCCGTATCTTCAATTACAACGCTCCCAAACCCAGGAACATTGAGATATTCAGTAGCCATCAGCTCACCGTAAGCACTGGGTCAAACCAGAATTTCTTGCCACTTTCATATTTGCGCAAAACGACTTCTGCCGCGTAGAACCCAGTCTGATTAACTGTCGCTGTAGCGGTTAGGTTGACCTTGGTTTTACCTGACGCTCCGGTCCAAGCGGTCGTATGAGCCGCGAGAGCTGTCGTCGGGCCACCAATCTCCAGACCCAATTCCAAGTCCCACGCGGGAGTGCCGGCTGTCCCCAAGTAGTACAGAAACAGCCCCACATCGCTTTGATTGAGTGCAGTGAAATCGTGTACGCAGCTCACCGTAAACGTCTTGCTGCCCGTGCCGCCGAGATATACGCTCCCAAAGCGGAGTGAGCGTATATCAGTCCAGTGGTTACAAGTTGAATTGGGCGACATTGCGACCGAGAATCGTCCATCAATTTTCTCATCGAACCCTGCGTCAGCGTAAACCCCGGAATCTTGAAGACAATCCCCGCCCATGACGTAGACAAAATCTTCATGAATCCCCGCGACGGAGCATCCATGCCCCTCAACCCGAGCCGATGACGATAGCGTGCTATCCAACATAATAAAGGACGTCGGCATGGAGCATTGCACGAACCTCATTGTCCCGTAACCACTGGTGGCCGCATTAGTCTGGACAATACCGTTAGAGTTGCCTACGGCAGACAAGTCACATCCGGTAAGATCTATTGAACCTATAAAACTGAACATACCACTGCTGTTAATCGCTGGAGTGGCACCACTATTTTCAAAAGTACATCCGTGCCACCGCCTCGACACGCGGTTATTGTTGGCGTAACCGGGGAAATTGAGTCGGCAATTAATAAGCTCGCTACGACCGTAGGTGGAGGCGGAAAAAGCATCTTTCCCGTTGCCGCTGGACGGGTGCTTAAGATCGCAGTCGTAAAACTTCATCGAAGTAGGATTGGAAAAACTCATATCATCGATAGTTTCAAGCCAGCACCCTTCTACAACCCAAACCCCCTTCCACCTGATGTCTTGTGTATTAGCCGCCGCATCCATATAAATCTGATGATCCGTTGGGCGTCGGTATGCGTCTGAGTCTGCCGTATCCACCGAACGCAACAAAGCAAAATTAGCATCTGAGCTTCCAGCAAGATAATAATCCCTAGTTGATGTCAAATTTTCCCGGTGCCGATATTCCATCAGAATTACATCACCCGCAGTCCACGCATTGACCGCCCGGAGCAGACTTTCACACGCCTCGCCAACCGAATCCGGTGCGCGAGCTGTCCATGTGACACCATTGTCTACGACCGTGCCTTCAGCGGCGGGCCATGTCGGTTCAGTTGCCGCATGAGCTACCCCCCCGGTTGTGGCCTCCATCATATTTACTACAGTGGAGTCTGATGGATAAACAAAATCTCCTGTAGAGTAAGTGGTGCCTGCCGTCCACACTCCGACAGATGAGGCGTCATACACGTAAATATTAGCCATCAGTCCACCCCCTCAAACCTCGGCTGTGAGTGTCCCAGACCGTCAGTTGCAGCACGTTGCGCAGTGATTTGCGCACGAATATCAAGTACCTGCGGCTCAGTCCAACCAATGGCAGCGGCAACCTGGGCATCTGAATACTCATCCATCCACGGGGCAATAAGGTCGAGCTTTGCTGCCTTATCCTCGTCGTCGGAGTTAACCAAATTGCAGGTCCGCTTCATTAAAATCGTATCGATCTCGGCGCGGGTATATGCAGGTGATTCGAGAACGGCAGGATCTGCCCCGGAATAAACATCCTGCACTAGCAGATTACGCTCCCTCGATAGTATTTTCTCCTC